ACCTATCCGTTATATCAAAAAATGGCGGTTGGGTCTGGCCTAGCAGCGTAAGCTTCGTCGGATGGAGCTAAAAAGACACGCGAAAGGGATTTCACCTAATCCCGCCTAAACAGAAACAAATGGACGTACAGGAAATTACTGCTATTCGTGGCCTCTCGGTATAAAACCAGCACAGGAGGAAACCATGCGTCGTGATGATGACGATGACGAGAGTCTGTCAGAGGTTCAGGATTACGTAGACTATCTGCAAGGCATGGGTACACAAGCAGATAGAGATAGGGATCAAGTAATGCAAGATCGTGGTATGCACGATGACTGTGGTACTTGTGGTGGTACTGGTAGAGTTGGTGCCGCCGATTGTCCTAGCTGTAGGGGACAAGGCATTTGGCCAAGACTAGATCAAGGTGGAGTAGATTCAGTGTAATGCCTCTAACGCCAGATCAAATAAAAGAACTCAGATACAAACAAGAAACCAAAACACTCAAGAAACCAGCCAACAAACGACAACGCGAAATCGATACAATCAAAGATAAACAAATACGGAAACGATCTAAGAGACTGATCCGCGTAAAAACTCAGTACCCAACGTTTCCGAGGGGTGGGCCAGTAGGACGTAATGATGTAGCACGTTCGTGTGAAACTCACGGATGCGGTCTGCCCACGTGGATCAACTACAAGGGTATTCCATACTGTAACCATTGCATGATTCACGCACTATCATATGAAATCGCTGAACTAACTTGGAGACAAGATGGCAACCACGATCCCAACGACTACTTCTGAGGCGATTCCAGAAGTTGAGGGCTTGGATGACCTTGCAGACAAGCTGCAAGTCAAGCCTCCATCAGAAGTAGTTGACTGGATAAACATGCTAATTTATGGGGAGCCGGGAGTTGGGAAAACTTATCTTTGTGGAACTGCCGAGGATCATCCTGATACTGCTCCTGTGCTGTACCTGGATATCGATGGTGGGGTTACTACTCTACGCCATCGATCAAGCCTTCATGTAAAGGCTGTTAGATCCATCGAGAAGATCAAGCGCGGAGATGAACAGATCCTCGGTATCAATGAAGTTTATGAGATGCTGTTTCAGTCGATCGACAAGGACACCGGTAAGATGCCATACAAGACGGTTGTCATCGATCGTCTGGATGAGCTAGCTGATATCGATATGCGATACATCATGCGTGATGCGTTCAATCGTAGTCCTGAGAAGGTGGATATCGATGTACCATCTCCTAGAGAATGGGGCATCAATCGTTCGCATATCCGCAAGCTGGTCAGAGCTTTCAAAGATCTTCCCTGTCACTGTCTGTTTGTTGCGGGAGTAACAGTGTTCCAAGAGGAAGGTCAGCCTACTAAGTATTCACCAGGATTCGCGGGTAAGCTGCGAACAGAGCTTCCGGGCTTTGTCGATATCGTTGGGTATTATTACAACGAAGTCAATAGCCAGGGAGAAGTAGCACGTAAAATCCAGTTCCAAGGCACGCGACGTGTGCAAGCAAAAGATCGCACAGGATCACTTGGCATGGAATTGGTAGATCCCACGATACCAATGATGTGGTCGTTGATAAATCCAACATGAAAATCCCCATCACTAATAGTAAACTGTTTGCCATCGTAGACGATGAAGACTATGAGATTGTCTGTAATCATAGTTGGAGTTATGGAATGGGTGGGGTAATCTCCGGTGCTAGTGGTCGGCTGATAATGGCGAGACTTATCATGAAGCCACGATCGGATCAGGATGTGGATCATATCAACGGAGACAAGCTAGATAATCGAAAACATAATTTACGAATATGTTCACATCAAGAAAATAGTTGGAATAGTCGTCATCCTCGTGGGCCATCTGGATTTGTGGGGGTCACATTTCATAAGCCTACGGGCAAATGGAGGGCAGATATCTCAAAAGATTACAAGACTATTTACATAGGTCTTTTCGAAACTCCAGAACTTGCTGCTCTTGCCAGAGATGAGAAGGCAAGAGAATTACATGGTGAGTTCGCAACACTAAACTATCCAACATGAAAACCACACATAAAGGGAAACGGAGAGACTCATGGGTTTGCTAAACCTGAGTGATGCTGATCTTTCCGGCTTCGAGCCTCTTGAGCCTGGCAGGTATAATGCCAAGGTTTTCGAGATGTCTATGGATGCCGTGAAGAACACCAGTGGTGAAGGTAAGATGCCTGCTGGTACACCGATGGTCAAGATTCAGTTCAGACTTACTGATGAAGGGCCGCTCAACAATCGGGCTGTGTGGGTTACGTATGTGATTCCTCCGGCTGACTACGATGCTGGGAAGGCTGCAAAGATGAAGGGTATGCTTGCTCGTACCTTCATCGCTCTCGGTGATTCGGAGGAAGCCGTACGTGACAAGAAGTTCGAGCCTGATTTCGAGGACTACAAGGGACGTGAGTGTGTTGTAGTCATCGGTAAGGAGCCGAAGCGTACCCGCGATGGTGATATCATTGATGGGGAGTTCAATAATCCTGTCAAGGGAGTAAAGCCCGCCGGTAGTATCATTACAACTTCTGGTGGCTTGCTGTAACATACTGGTCAGCTCTTTTCCGCGGCTGATCTAGTTGGTAGAGAGTGCGCTAATCATTCGGCGTTCCCGAAAACAACGATGATTAGTTGGGAATCCAAGCCCCGTTCAACCCCTACGACTTGGTGAGTAGGTTCGATTCCTACCACTCTCATAGATGACAGATACAAATGTAAATGTAACACCGACTTCAGAAGCTAAGAGTGCTATACGCTTGAGGTTCTTCGATATGCTCTTTGGCTCAGCTAAGGGGTATATTTGCTTTGCCACAACTGATCCACGTGCTCCCAAGGCCACCTTCAATCAGCGTTTCTTTGAGTGGCCTAAAGAATCCTTGAAAGCTGAGAACTGGATTCTCACGGTTGAGCCTAATCATAACGTATATTTCTGCGCTAGTCTGCTTGAGAAGCAAGAGCGTAAGAAGGAGAACTGCCTGCCTACGAATCTATTGTGGGCCGACTTGGATGCGGTGAATCCTGATACTATTCAGCCTCCGAATATTCCTCCGCCTATTGTGTTTCAAACTAGTCCCGGGCGTTGGCAAGCTCTTTGGCGTATGACTACGATTGTTCCTGCGTTTCAAGCGCAGGATTACTCGCGTCGTATTGCTTATTTCCTCGCACCGCATGGCGCGGATACATCGGGCTGGGATCTTACTCAGCTATTGCGCGTTCCTCTGACTACCAACTTCAAGTACGATCCGCCAGCTTTCATTGAGTTAGAGCGTTGTCTAGAGGCCACAGCTAAGCCTCTGCTTTTCGAGCAACTGCCTACTGACACAGCTACGGACGAATCGACTCCGGTTCCTAACGTTGAGCTGAAATCCGAGAGCATCGTCTATAAGTATATGTCAGAGCTTGATAGTGAATTCATCGATCTGATGACGTTCGAGCCTGACGAAGAATCCGATTACAGCAAACTGCTTTGGGGTTTGATGCACAAATGTTATAGAGCAGGAATGTCACAGGAAGAAGTATTCATCGTAGCTAACGATTCTAAGTGCAACAAGTACGCACGCGACGGCAGACCGATAGAACATCTCTGGCGCGAGGTACTCAAAGCATCTGAGTCTTACCAGTTTACTGGCGATCACGGTGAATTGATGGAAGTCCCCACGCTTGTAGATTCCAAGCAGTCCGAGACTTTCTTGGATGCGTACCGAGAGTGGGCCACCGAGATAACTGATGCCTCCCCAGAATACCACGATCTTTGCATACTCATCGTATTGAGCGCGATCGTCACTCCTTTCCTGAGAATCGATAGTGACGCGGGTGATATTTCTCCTAATCTCTACGGGCTACTCATAGGCGAATCCACGCTTACCCGTAAAACCACAGCAATGGGTCACGCTCTAGCTTTGCTGAGAGAAATGGATCCCGATATAGTGGTAGCTGCCGATGCTACGTCAGAGGGATTACTCAGGCGTCTTGCGGATCGGCCTGGAACATCCAGTCTCTTTCACAAAGATGAAGTATCTGGAATGTTCTTTAGCATGATGCGTAAAGAATACATGGCTGGCTTTCAGGAGACGCTAACCGCGCTTTACGATGCCGGACCTGGATTCACACGTCTGTTGAGTAAAGGATCATACACGGTTGACAATCCGAATTTCCTCATGTTATGTGGTGGAACTCCAGATCGTATCTACGCTTCGACTAACGAATCGTCTATCACATCTGGATTCCTTCCTCGTTTTCTAGTAGTTAGAGGCGAGCCACCCGAAAAGATGCGGAGACTTGGGCCTTCTAGAGAAACGAATATCGCCAAACGTGCAGTTATACTCAACAAACTCTCTGATCTTTATGAGGATTATGGCACACAGGTAATTCAAAGGATCAACGGCGTACAGATGAAACAATCTCCGAAGTATACGGCCAGACTTACACAAGAAGCGTGGGATGCTAACGGAGATTTTCAGGAGATGTTCATCAATTCAGCTAGAGAAAGTCTTGTACCCAATCTGGCTTTGCCGACATTCGATCGTTTATCAAGATCGATGCTCAAGATGAGCGCCATATTTGCAGCGACAAGACAAAGGCCGGGCGAATTTGTATCAGACAAGCCTTCCATCATTGTCGATGCTGATGATGTTCTCAACGCAGCATGGTACGTACAGAGATGGGGAAAGCACTCGGTAAACCTGGCGGTCAATTCCGGCAAGAGTGCAGACGAAAGAGAAGTCGAGAGAATCCATGAATACGTACAGAATAAGCCTGGTGTTCTCAGATCAGAACTTTTCAAGAGTCTACATCTAAGAGCCAGAGAAGGTGAAATGCTAATGCAAACACTTGAACAACGAGGCATGATTAGAAAGGAACAACGGGGACGTGGATTCGCTTATTGGATTACATAAGGGGACTGATGAGCCTATGATTATAGGACTGTCGGGGCAAAAACAATCAGGCAAAGACACGGTTGCAGCTTATCTCGTGAAAGAGCACGGGTTTGAGCGCAAAGCCTTTGCCGATCCACTCAAACAATCTGTTGCGGCTTTGTTCAATATACCGTTCTCTGCGATAGATAAATTCAAGAACGTCGAAGATTTGAGAATCGTAATGGAAGACAGAAATTCTCCATCCATGCATTACACTGACATGTCTTTCCGCACACTTCTTCAACGGTACGGAACAGAAGCACACAGAGATATTTTCGGCAAAGATTTTTGGCTAGACTACACACTCCCTGTGCAGGGTTTTTACCCAGGGCGCGCGATTGTCGTGACTGACGTGAGATTCAGTAATGAGGCACTTCGCGTACGTGAGCTAGGTGGTATGGTTGTTCGCGTGAATCGGGCCTCTTATGAACAAGACCCGCACAGGAGTGAGGTCATTGATTTCGATTGGGATTATCTAATCGAGAACGATGGTACCTTCTCTGATCTTTACATGCACGTAGAAGACATGTTATGTTATATGATAGATCGAGCAGAGGTATAGCAGCTTGAAGCACACGGCTGAATCAAGAGCTAAGATATCCAAGGCTCTCAAGGGACAACCAAAATCATACGAACATCGCATGAAACTATCAGAAAGCCTAAAAGGAAACCAAAACCGAAGGAGACAGCTTAGGCTGTTCTAAACGGGAGAATCGATGGAAACAGCACGTAAACATCCACTAGCAGTATGTGAAAAATGCCCGTTTGCTAACAGACCATACGCAGCTACCACTGGCCCAAAGGATGCGAAGATAGCTGTGGTATCAAGGAGTCCTGGTCACTATGAGGCGTTGGCTGGAAAATCGTTCAGCGGGCCAAGTGGTAAAGTTCTCGATCATCTTCTGGATATTCATGGTACTAGTCGGAAGGATGTTCTAGCCACGAATGTCGTCTTGTGTCAATCGGACGGTCAAGAGACAGGTTTCGCGCTTGCTCAGTCTTGCTGCGAACCGAGGCTAGAAGATGAAATCAAAGATTGTGAGACTATTATAGCTTGCGGAAGTGAGGCCGTATATGCCGTTCTCGGAGAGACTAACATCTCACATAATCGTGGTTATGTCCACGAAAAGAATGGACAACGGATCATTGCCACGAATAACCCGGCTGTGGTTGTCCGCGATGATGCGAATTATCCGAACATTCTCCGTGACTTCCGCTTAGCTCTCGATCCACTTCCTGTGCCTGCTTTACCACGGGTGCGCGTGATCGATGATTTGGAAGAAGCTAAGGCAGCAATCGCTGAGATGGATAAGATGATAGAACCAGGCACTTTGATTGCTTCCGATATTGAGACAAGAGGCGTGGGAGAACAGGATGGCCTAGCTCATACAGCGCAAGTCGTTTGTGCTGGATTCTCTATTAGGCCAGAACGTGCAGTAGTATTCGGTGAGAAGGTTGTTGGTACTCGCGAGGGTTTGGAAGAACTGTGGACTTTGTGGCATCGCGACGATTGCAAGTATTTGTGGCACAACGGCAAGTACGACGTGAAATTGCTCCGTGTCAATGGTGTCGATGCTGTCGTAGATGAAGATACCATGCTGCTTAGCTGGTGTCTCGATGAAAGACCAGGTGATCCCGAATCGGGTGCAGGAGGTCACTCACTAGAATGGTTATTGAAGGACGAGTTAGGCTGGCCAAAGTATGAACCAGCATCAGTACGACAGTTCAAAAAATCTGGGCAGATTCCTGATAATCGATCGCGCCTGGATCTTTATGAATACAACGGGTTTGACACAGCAGGAAGCCTTGCGTTGTTTGGAGTTCTTGCAGCGCGTGCAAAGAACGACGGGGTTTGGGAACGACCATATAAATCTTTACTCATTAGACTCTCAGAAACTCTCACCTCTGTCGAACTTCAAGGTAATCTATTCGACGCCGAAAAAGCCTGCGACCTCCTAGAGTATGATGTATATCCAAAGCTTCAAGAGCAGCGGGTTTCGATGCGTCAAATCTCTGGCCGGCCACGACTCAATCCTAACTCACCGAAGCAGCTAGAGACTCTGCTCTACGATGATTGGGGAGTTACTCACGATTTGATGCGTCCGAGGATTGAGCGGCTTGGCAAGCGTTCCACAGATAAAGCAGTACGCGAGACTATGCTGCTTGGGCTGTATAAGACTAGCCTGGATAGCAACGGACGCTTGGCGGTAGATCAGTTTACCAGGACCCTCGATGATTTCAAGCTTCTTGATACTCAGCGGAGTCGCTATCTTGAGGGGCTAGTTCTCAAACGATACCCAAATGGCAGAATCTACACAGACTTCAAGATCCACGGAACTGAATCAGGAAGGTTGTCTAGTGCGAATCCAAATCTCCAGAACATTACGCGTACCAAAGAGGGTCTTCCAAATATCCGTTCATGTTTCCTCCCTGACCCCGGTTGCGTTTTCATATCCGCCGATCTATCCCAAGCTGAACTCAGAACAATCGCGGTTCTATCGAAGGACGAAAGTCTCCAATCAATATATCTCGATACAAATCGCTCTCTACACAAAGAGGTCGCCGCAGAATTCTATGGAGAGAACTACACCCATGAACAGTACGTCAGATCCAAGAATATCAACTTCGGAGTAGCTTACTGGCAATCAGCTTTCAGCTTCGCGCAGATGTATCACATGCCGCAAGCCGAGGCTCAAGCGTATATCGACTTTTGGTGGGATCGATTCCCGAAAGTGTGGGAATGGACAAAATCAATGGAAAGCCAGGTGACGAATGACGGAGAGATCCAATCGCCTTTCGGCCACAAGCGGCGTTTTTATGTCATTCCCGCCGACGAGTCTGCGCGTATACACATCGTCAAACAAGGGATCAATTTCTTACCTCAAAACATCGCAGCAAATATTACTCTATGGGCGCTTTGCGATTTTGCAGCTAGAGTCGATTGGAATATCGCTCAGCCAAGGATCACGGTACATGATAATATTGTCGTGAACGCAAGAGAATCACACGTAGACGAGGTTGCCCAGCTACTCAAGGATTGCATGGAAGGAGCAGCAAATGACGCAATCGGTTGGACTTTCCCATTCATCGCAGAACTCAGCGTTGGAGCCGATTGGGGCAACCTTCACGAAATTGGATAATCGTGATCCCGAAGAACTTGGGCTAGCTCTGCTACATTTCAGACAGCGACCAGATATGCGGAGTCTGCCACTTAGTCGAGTCTACGATGAAATGATGAAAATCCGTCCCTATCACTGGACTCCACAATCGTGAAAATCCTAGCAGTTGATCCCGGAGTTATGACTGGCTATGTCTACGCTGAAATCACACCAGAGAGAACTCTCGAAGTCTATCCATTTGAGATGACTGACGAGGTTGACGATTTTTGGCGGAGACTCCACGAATTCAAACCGTGGCGTATAGTCATGGAAGATTTTGATTTTCGCGGCGGACACCAAAGAGCCAGCACAGGGATAAACTACTTTCCTATCCAACTCATCGGTATCGCTAGACTCTATGAGCTTATCGAGCCTACCGGAAAGTGCGCCCTCTTTTTGCAAAAGGCAGCACAGGGGAAGGCATACTATTCCAATCAAACTCTCAAAGAGAATAAGCTATACAAACGTGGAGTACCGCATGGCATGGATGCTCTGCGTCATCTACTACAATGGATAACCTTCGGGCCTGGATATCAATACGTTGAAGGAAAGCAAGAATTTGTCAAAATGCTAGATAAATGGAGCGAGGATGAGCAACGATAAACAGTGGTATGAGAAAGCGTACCCTGGCGCACCAATGGTGAAAGTGGATGGTTTTCCACGTCCGCTTTACCCACCAGATGCGGGTCAGAAAGGTCAAAAGCCATCATCCAATGGCCCTGATGTTGAGGCGTATAAGCGTACTGTCTCACGCGCTGGTCGTTGGAAGTGGCAGACATTTGACCAAGCTTACAGTAACGCCTTTGCTCACGGTAAAGGTGGTAATGTCATCGATACTGGTGTTGCGGGTGTTCAGAGACAACAGAAGATCAACCCTACTGGCTGGATTGGCACAGCTACCTTCAATACGCTGCGTAGTATAAAGATCCCCGAAGGTCTGCCTAACGCCGGTCAGATGGCTATGGATGCTACCGCGGTAAAGCTCATCAATCAAGCATTCGCACAGTTCAAAGGTAAGGAGCCTGCACCAGCTCCGCCGCCTACGCCAGATAAACCACCAAGTAGTTCAGTACCACCGCTTACACGTAAATCAATGCCATCACCTTGTTTCTCTAGTCGCGGCGGTGCTCAAGTTAGAATTATCGTGATCCATACTGCTGAGGGTGCGACTACTATTGAGAGTCTCGGTAGCTGGTTCGCTAACAGTAACAACCAAGTCTCGTCTCACACTGGCATCGATGACAAGCTGGGTGTTATTGGTGAGTATGTGACAAGGCCAGGAAAGGCATGGACTTCTGCGAATGCCAATCCTGTAGCGATTCAGACTGAGTTGTGTGCATTCGCGAAATGGACTACAGCCGAGTGGAATAAACATCCAAATATGCTAGAGAACTGTGCTCGTTGGATTGCAGAGGAAGCGAAGTATTATGGAATTCCGCTTACCAAGCTTAGTCCAGCACAGGCGCAGGGATCTGGTCGTGGTGTTTGTCAGCATAATGATCTTGGTTCATGGGGAGGCGGACATTGGGATTGCGGGAGTGGTTTTCCAATCGACTCCGTACTAGCGAGAGCAAAGGATCTATCGTGAATGATGATGAACCGGAGATTGAATGGCCTGAGCCTGCTCCTGAGCCTGATAAAGAACCAACGCATCAGGGGCCAGAGGGAGAAGACGAGAACGAAGAAGTTTAGGGGTGTGATATACTGCCACCAATTGATCTAGCTGCGCTGGGGGCGTTTCTTTCGGGCGTAGGTAGTGTGCTAAGTGCTTGGTTCTTTGTGAAGCGAATGCGTAAACGCTACGAGGAAGAATGCAACGAGAGATTCAGAGCTTTCCACGAGGGCATGAAAGCTGAAAGAGAAGCGGAGCATGTAGATGACTAAAATCTTTCTCATCATTGCCATAGCTCTCGCTGGTACAGCAGGATTCATGACGGCAACAGCTATTGGCATTGGTTCGGCTGGCCCACCAAAGACTACCACAATCAATGTAGCAACTGGTTTACAAGGGCCACCTGGGCCACCTGGGCCACAAGGTGATCCAGGCCCACAAGGGCCACCTGGGACTGTTACAACTACTACCACTACCACCACGACAACTACTACCGTGGTTGATCTAAACTGTCCAAGCGGCTATTCACAGGGCAGAGTAGTTATTCATCATATAGATGGCGACACGTCCTTCTGGACTTGTCTAGCCGACTAGGAAGGGGTGATAGGGTACAAAACTAGCAATACCGCAAAACAATGCGGCATCTAGTAAACGAATAAGGAGAACAACCTCTTGAAGAAGCTGTTACTTACTATTGCTCTGTGCCTCGCCGTGTCGGGAGGCACGGTAGGAACAGCTATTAGCGGTACCGTATCAGGCGCCAGTTACACCTACATAATGAACGGACTGTGGTGTATCCACAGATATGAAGGAGCGTGGAACGATCCATATGCACCATACTACGGTGGACTACAAATGGATATTCCGTTCATGCAACACTACGGATATTCATACTATCGTAGATGGGGCACCGCAGATCACTGGCCTGTGTGGGCACAAATGCAAGCGGGAGTGAACGGATATCTAGTACAAGGTTGGTATGCGTGGCCCAACACAGCTAGAATCTGTGGGCTGATATAATCTAAAAAGAAAAGTCTTAGGGGCGCAGCCTCGGGCGTGGGAGAGAATCACGAACCGGGCGCGCCCCTAAGCTTTTATTCAGTTACATCTTCGTCTTCAGTTTCTTGCTCGGCTTTGCCAGCACTATAGCCGACGTAAGAACCAATAATGCCTAACGATCCTCCGAAGACACCGATCAAGAACTGTAATGCATTGGGTGGCAGTTCTGAAATAAACTTATGATCGATGACTTCGTAGAGGATCGTAAAAGCAAATATTAACATCGTCAAGCTAATGCCGATAGAGAGGATCAGCACTATCCAAGCTGCGTCAGGGAACTTTCTCACCCGCATCCTCTAGCTTTGCTACTGGTGTCACGAATTCCCGAATACCTAGTGACGATGCTAGCGGAGCAATGATGCCGATGATAGTTGGAGTATCCCAATCACCGCTTGTCCACGTGACTATCACCATAATCAGACTAGTAAGAAAGCCGATGAATACCGCCGGCTCGTACCATACTCTGTTCATAATCTTAATCATGATCCGTATTTTGGCACGAAATCATAATAACAACCAACTCCTAGAGTAAAACAGTTGTTGGTTCCTGGTTGTGTACACCATCGCTTAGCTCCAAATTGCTCACCACCATTCACATTTGCTATGGGGCCGATATTCGTGTATCCTGGGCCATTTGCCCAAAACTGATTATACCAGGTGCCACCTAGATATACGTCGATATACACGACGTTGCCACCCGATCCACCTTCGCATCTACCTGTCTGTAGCCACGCTCTCATCTGGTAGTAAGTGGGATTTGGATTACTTGGTAGAGTGGCGTATCCTATCTTGGCGTTGATAATAGTCCAGATCCAGTTACCCTGCGTACCATCAGGGCCACCAGGATCTTGTCTACTGGTGTCATAACCAGCATCAATGAAAGACGAGTCAGACCAATAAGCATCATGCCAAATACCGTAGTCTCCCAACATTGCAACTCCGGCAGCAGGCACCGCTTGTGATATAGTCGCGGTATTACTGACAGTAGTGCTATTGCCCTGACCATCGGTAGCTACCACTGTGAAGGTATGTGCCCCAGCAGAGTACATATGTGTATCTATGGCATACTGAAATGGTGCAGCGGCCATCGCTGGCCCTACATTCGTGCCATCGATTTTGAATTGTACGGTTAGTCCTGTGCCGTAGTTAGTCACAGTGGCCGCGAGTGTATAACCACCTGAGATAGTTCCGCCATTAGGAGGTTGCGTGAGACTAACAGCAGGATTATTCTTCATCGTAACGGCGATGGAATTACTGGTAGTCTGCAAACCTACTCTATCTGTAGCAACCGCTGAATACGTATGCGCTCCATTCGCAACTGAGCGGGTATCGTGAGCTAGCTGCCACGGAGAAGCCGTCACGGGTGAGCCAATATTGACACCATCGAGCTTGTACTGGATTGATGCAACTCTGTCATTATCAGCTGTCGTAACTGCGAGCGTAACAATGCCTGACACATTGCCAGCCGGGGGAGCTGTCATACTAATGGTAGGATTGACTACATCCTTAGCTTTGATACCAGTGGTTACACCAACCATTACGGCACCAAGTTTCCTACAGCCCACCAGTCATTTGCGGCTCTCTTGATTACCGATGCGATAGCATTCTGTCCCGCAAGATGCAGGTTATTGTTGTATGCACGTAATGTGACACCGCTGGCAGCCACCAGACCTGTGACGCCTGCACCCAATTGCGCGATATCCACGTTGGATCCGATTGGGAAGTTGACTATGCTATCGTTGGGAACAGTGACGCTGTTGGCGGACGCTACGTTCATCTCGACCAATCGGTTGCTATCGATTAGTGCGAGAGTATAGTTGCCAGTCTGAGTATTGAATCCACCAAGAGTAGGAATCCTCCATACACCTGAACCGTCCAGAAATCGAGTGTTATCACTCGGATACCCCGCAAGCTTGGATAGGGTGATAGGGCCGGTAATCTTGATATCTGTGACAGCACCGTCTTGCAGCATAGCTGTCGTAATCGTGCCAGTCGTGATTGTAGAAGGCAGCACAGCCGTTAGGCGTTTATCGACAATCTTCTGACTGTTGATAGCTGTCGCAGCCGCAGGCACCCTTACAGCGGCTAGCACGACCTTTCCAACGGGATCGGGAAACACGGGAGACGCGGCAGCAGCACCAGTCACGGCAGACAAAACTCCACCCGAAGCTACACAGATTAGGTCAAAACGTGGGTTTGTTGCATCTGCCGCAGCTATAGTCACGTTAGCACCAGTCACAGCAGAACTAGTACCATTGATAGCAACAGTACCAGCGGCTACTGCGACTGTCATGTTTGGTGTAGCTTGTGCCGTTACTGCACAACCAGTCACAACTCCGGTGCCGGAGAAAGCTGCGGCGATCATCGCACTAAAGTCGCGTGAATCTGGCTGCGCTTGTGTTACATCTTCCGCATCAGCGGCATTCGGAATGTTGAACATCTCTCTCCTAGATAGCTAGTCTGAGCGTATCAGGCGGTGTACCACGTAGAGCAGAAGAACGCAT